AGATCTCCCCCTTGTGGAAGGCCATGACCGCCTCGATCTCCGAGACGTAGGTCTTGGACGTCTTCTTCCCCGCGCTCGTCAGCCGGTAGAGCCCCACCAGGGACTCGTGGCGAGGAACGGTCAGGACTTTCTCCGAGGTCGAGAGCGGCATCGTGGAGGGCATCATCTCCTGCGCTTCCCGCACCGCCTCGTCGGTCACCGGGACGTGGATGCCGACTGTGTCGCCGTCGAAGTCGGCCCCGAGGCCCACCGTCACCATCTGGTTCAGGTGGACGGACTTGTCGGGCACCAAAGTCGGCTTGAGGGCGATGATCCCGTGCTTGTGGAGCGTGGGGGCCCGGTTGACGATGACGGGCCGCTCGGCCATGGCCCGGCCGAGGGCGTCCTTCGCGATCATGGTGCGGTCGGCGATGTGCCTCTCGGCCTCGAGGGGGGCCATGCCCCGCTCGACCATCTTCCGGACCGCGAAGGGCTTGAAGATCACCCAGGCCATGTCCTCCGGGATCCCGACCTCGTCCATCCCGAGGGTCGGGTCGCCGGAGATGGCCGCCCGCCCGGAGAGTTCCTGCTGCTTGCGGATGACCCGGCTCTGGAAGTAGGAACCCTTGGGATATTCCCCGGTGACGATGTCGAGGATCCCCCGGTAGTGCTCCGAGGAGACCGGATCGCCTGTCCCAGCGATCGCCTTGACCGCCTGGTAGAGGTCGGCGCGCTGCTCCCGGAGGTGCTCCTCAGGGAGCACTTTAGACAAGTCGGCGAGCTGGTTCTTGATGGCGACCAGGTCCCGGTACAGGTAGTTCACGTCGGAGACGTTGAGCGTCCCGTCAGGGAGGGGGTACACGGGGCGGTAGATCGGCGGCAGGACGGGGACCTTCTTGATAAAGAGGTCGTCGGTTGAGATCTGGTTGGTCCTGAGGTTCGACAGGAACCGGATCGCGCGGTTGAAGTGGTTGAGGTCGCTTCCCTTGGCGATCCTGGCCTGCCTCTTGAGTTCCTGGATCGCCTTCGGGATGTCGATCTGTCCGAGCATCCTCCGGAGCGCCGCGGGTCCCGTGAGTCCGCCCTGCTCTTTCGGGGTGGGTTTCGCGAAGGCGTCGACCGAGACGCGCTCCTCGATGATGTCGTCGTACTCTCTCTGCGTGAGGCCCATGACGCCGCGGATGGCCGGCTCGAACACCGGGTTCGGGACCTCGTAGGGGAGGTCCACGTGGGCCCACCTCTGGCCCGTGAGCCCCCCGGTCACCTCCTCGTCGAAGAGGCCGCCCTTCTCGGGCTTGAGGTTCTTCCCGAGGAGCATCCGGGAGCTCGAGATGGCCCCGGCGGACATCCCCTCCGTCTGGTCGTCCGTGAGGGGCTTGAGCTGGAACTGCGTCCCGCGCCGCTCGACGTTGATCCCGGCGCCCTTGAGGAGCGCGACGAACTTGTCGAAAGCGAAGGTCGACGTCGGCGGCGGCAGGGGCTCGTTCATCTGGAGCGCCCGCCAGAACTCGTCGTTCTTCCCCGCCTTGTAGTTGGTGAAGTCCCTGAGGTTGTAGAGGGCGCCGTGGCTAAGGAGCGCCGACTGCTCCATATGCCCGATCGCCTGGGCCCCCTCGCCGCTCTTGGCCGGCCGGAGGTCCGCGGTGTAGGCGCCGGACGGCTCCCGGGCGTTGAACTTCTCCTTGGCGGCGTGCTCCAGCTTCATCAGGAACTGGTTGCCGACGGTCACCTGGCCCAAGGACCTCCCGGAGACCGGATCTATGACCTCCTCGGTTTCGGAGAGTCCGGCCTTCTTGAGGTCCCCGCGGATCCTCTCGCGGAGATCTCCAGGCTCGAAGTTGTCGACGACGTAGGGCTTCCCGGTCTTCACGGCGATCTTCCCGGCGAGCGCCTCGTAGATCTGCGCCGGATTCATCCGCGACGGGAGGCCGATGGGGTTGAGGAGAAGCTCGAGCGTCCGGCCGTCCTTCGTGCGGGGCATCTCCTCGTCCGGGACGACCCTGGAGACGAGCCCTTTGGCGGCGTACCGGGAGACGACCTTGTCGCCAGTCTGGAGCGGCTCCTCGGTCTTCACCAGGACCTTCGCCCGCCCTCCGGCCGTCCTCTGGACGTGCGTGACGACGCCGTTGAAGGGTTCCTCCCACGTCTGGGAGGCGTCCGAGTACGGGCGGACCAGGTTCCGGGAGATCTTGCCGAGGACCACGTCCTCCGGGGTGATGTTCTTCTTGGCAAGGTACACGACCAGGGGATCTCCAGACCGGACGGTGGTCCCGATCTTAACCACGCCGTCGTCGTCGAGCTTCGCGAGCTGCTCCGCCGTGAAACGGTTCGGGAAGTAGGCGGCGTACCGGTCCCGCCCCGAGAGCCCCTCGGGGGAATCCCGGTGGTCGACCTTGTAGAGATGCTCCGAGGTCATCTTCTTGGCGGCCGACTCGGACATGACGATCGAGTCCTCGTAGGACCACCCGCGGTAGGGGACCCATCCCATGAGGAGGTTCTTCCCAATGGCGAGGTCGCCGTCTTTGGTGAAGTTGGAGTCAGCGAGGACGTCTCCCTTCTTCACCTTGTCGCCGACGCCGACCTTGGACTTTGACGTGATGAAGCTCCTGGAGTTCAGCGGGAAGTCCTTGTAGAGGTTGACCTTGTGGGACTTCCCGGCCCCGTCCCGGACGGTGATCTGGCGATCGGCCACCTCGTCCACTGTCCCGTCGACCGGGGATTTCGTCGCCGCGAGCCCCCCAACGATCCTCTCGAAGGTCTCGTCGAGCGCCTTCTTGGGTGTGGAAGCAGACCGCACCAGCGGCGGCTCCGGATTTATCACGGACACGGCCTGGTCGTACATCTTCGAGGCCATGAGTCCCCGCCCGCCGTGCATGGCGTTCACGAACGGGACCAGGTTCGTCGAGAAGTCGAAGAGGTCCTGGGGGCGCTCGACTATGAGGTCGACCTCGGCCGGCGAGACGGTCAGGACCTTCCCGCGGTGCATGACCCGGATCGAGGGGTCGACGGGAACGAACCGGCCCGAGGGTTCGCGCTTATACTCGTTGGGGAAGGCGATCCTCTTGTTGTAGACGTCCGGATGCCCCAAGGTGACGTGCTTCTGGGTCTTCGGGTCCCAGAAGGTCCTCAGGATGACCCCGTCCCCCTTTTTTGCCCCGACGGTGATGTGCATGACGGCGCCAATATCTCCGCCCTCGGGGCTATGGAGCGGATCAATCGTCCCCATCATCGACGGGTCCACGCCCCGCTCCACGTTCGTCACGGCCCTCTTGTTCCCGATGGACCCCTCCCCGAAGACCGTCGTGCGGGTGTGCCCGGAGAGGAAGTTGATGGGGTTGGACTGGGTCGGGTAGTTCGAGAGCTGGGATCGGTTGAAGAAGGACGTGACGACGTCGGACAGCTTGTCGGGCTGGATGATGTCCCGGATAGCGGTCTTCTCCCGCATCCGCTGCTTGATCCTGCCCTGGAGGAGCGGCGTGGTCTTCTCGATCCGCTCCACGAGGATGTCGTCGAAGGTCCGGAACTCCTTGAAGCGGGAGTTGTCGATGTCGGGCTCCTCCTCGCCGGAGAGGACCCCCTGGAGGTTACCGAGGGCGTCGAGGACGAGCCCCTTGTCGAACTTCTTGTACTCCTTGCCGTACTTGAGCCTGGGGACGTCCGGTCCCATAGGGAGCGCGTAGAGGACCTCCCGGATCCGGTTGGCGTTCGTGGCGGGCTCCCCGGGGAGGCCCTTCTCTCCCGTCACGACGGTCCGGATCTTGGCGAGATCCTTCCTGAGGTCGGCATCGGCCTTCATCTTGTCCAGATGTTCCTGGCCGAGCTTCTCCGAGATCTCCTCGTCGGTCAGACCGAGCGCGTTGAGGTACGAGTACAGGGGAACGGTCTTCCCGTCGAGAAAGGCCGTCCACTTCTTCTCGGCGGGGTCGTAGTCCATCGAGAAGTTCCGCTTGGAATACCCGATGGGGAACTTGAAGTGGGCGGAAGTCTCGCTCGGGACAGACTTCACGTAGACGCCGGACTTCAGGCGGAGCTGGTTGGCGACCTGGAACTCTTCTCCGCCCACGATAAAGCTCTGCCTCGGAGTGATCTTCGGGATCTCCATGAGGCGGATCTTCTTCGCCCGGTCGATCTCCTTCCCGGAAGCGGGGTCCACGAGGGAGATGTCGGCGTACACGGGGATGGCCCAGCTCCTCATGTTGAGCTTGGCGTCGAGCTGGCCCTGGAAGTCCTGCGGATCCAGGTTGTCGTCGGCCCAGACCCTGTTCACTTTGAGGGTCTTGATGCCGGTCACGCCGAGGGACTTCCGCAAGGTCGTCGTCAGGCGGCCTTTGAGGCTCTCGTAGATTTCCCCGGCGTCGATCATCGGAGGTTACACCCGGCTCGGGGATGGCGTCTTTCCCGGATTCCTGGTTGGAGGCCTCTGGTCCGGATTCGGCCGCGTGTCGATCCCCTGGAGCTCCATCAACTTCTGCTGCACGATGGCGTGGAGGCTCTGATCCCGGAGCTGAAGGTCCATGAGCATCTTCTCCCGATCGGCCTCCCCCGCCTGCATGAGGGTCGAGGCGAACTGCCCGGCCCACATATCCGGGTTGAGGGCCGGCTGGCCCGCCTGGGAGACGCCCGGCTTGTTGGGCTCCTTCCCGAGGATCCCTTTGGGCGTGAACTGCCCTCCCTGGGGCTGCTGGACCTGCGTCTGCATCATCATGGCGTTGATCTGCTCGGGGCTGTAGCCCATCGCCTGGTACTCCGCCATGAGGTTCTTCTGGGCCTTGGCCATCTCCATCTGGGCCTTCTGCTGATACTGCATCTGGACCAGCATGGCCTCGCCCTCGGCCTCTGCCTGCTTCTTGGCCATGGCGATCTGGATCTTGGAGCGCTTCTCGACCTCTTCCTGCATCTTCTCGTACTCTTTGGCCATGACGTGGCCGACTTCCGAGATGAACGTGTCGTCGGAGACCTTCCCCTGGACGTTCGCCTGCATGAGGAGGCTCTTCTGCTGGATGTCGTCCACCCACCGGAGGCGGGTCATCGAGACGTCGACCTTCCGCAGCTTCGTCGCGACGGACACCTTCTCGATGACGAACCGGACCAGGGTCTTGAGGCCCCGGACGTGGTTCATGAAGAAGTTCTCCAGCATCCGGAAGGTGACGCTGGAGCCGCTCCAGGACGCGCCCCCGAGGAGGAATTCCCTGGGAACCTGGAGGCCGACGATCATGGTCTCCTGGAGGAAGCGCATCTCGTCGATGACCGAGAGCGCACGAGCATCCCCGCCGATCTGCTGGAACCCCGTGGGAATCGGGAAGGTCGCGATGTAGTTGGGGTCCCGGCGCCACTTCTTAATGGCGTTCTCGACCTCCTGGCGCCACTTGGCCATCGCGAGGTGACCGTGCGGGTCCAGGTTCGCCTGGGGCAGCGGATACAGCATCCAGAGGGGAAGGATGTGCTGCTGGAGCAGGGCTTCGCGGGCCTTGAGAAGGAGCTGGAAGTAGAACTTGCTCTTGAGGAGAGGCACGATGAGCGGCATCCCCCAGCCGTTGTCGAAGTAGCTGAAGCTGGGCCGGCGGATGTGGATCAGGTTCGCCGTGTCGAGCTCCACCCGGGCGCCCTCCTTGGCGGCCATGATGAAGCTCATCGGGGTCTCTTCGAGGACCTTCCGGCGGCCGGCCCAGATCTGCCGCTTGAACTGGTTGGGGATGTTGTAGTAGTACGTCGAGTTCCCGGATATGGGGTTGAACTCGATGTCGATGTTCGCGGGGTCCCACCGGACGATGTTCATACCCTGGGTGGTCCGCGTCATGGGCTTGTCGACGACGTTGAAGGGGATCAGCTCGTCCGGAGAGCAGGACTTGCACTTGGACAGGAAGCGGAAGTCCTGGAGCCTGAAATGAAACTTCATCGACCGGATGGGGGACTGTTTCTTGCAGTGGGGACAGACCAGGAAGCGGATGAAGGGGACGTAGAAGCTGGCGATGTAGTTCCCGTAGCAGTTCCCCGTGAGAACGCCATTGTCGATCGTGAAAGTATGCGTCTGCTCCTCAACGCAACAGAAAACCTCGTCGACAATCCCCGTCTCGCGGACATCCACCACCCGGACGTGGCGCCCGTAGTTGGTGGGCTTGAAGTTTTCCTCGAAACGAGCCCTGTGATGAGACAGCAGAAAATCCTGGGGCAGCAGGTATTGCCTGTACAGGGAAAGGTAATGCTGGACCCCATCGCCGTATGACGTTTGCGCGAAGTGGCCCCTGACAACCCCGGCAATCATCCCGATTCGGGGAAGCTGGGCCTCGATAGCCCTCAAGGGTGCCTCGGCCCTTTGTGTCAGCACGGCGTATCCAGCGACGTCCACCGATCCGTCGGCCGCAAGGAACCCACAGACGAAGCCATACCAATAACTGGCTGAGGATTCGTTCTTGGGGATCGACTTGTAGTGCGGCGGGAGTCCGTGGATAAACATCACGCCGGGCTGGGATTCGTACGGCGCCGACCCGTGGCCCTCGAAATACTTAATCATCTCGAGGTCTTTTTTGCCGAAGAACGCGGCACGCGACTGTTTCCCGTCGTTGTAAAGGGTTCCATCGCCGTAGACAAATCCGTGCCGAACACCCTCCAGGAAATCTTCGTTCTGCTCGGGACGTGGGGCAACATTCCTGATCAAGGTCAGACCTTGGATGTCGGTGGTTGGCCTCGTTATTATGTTGCCAGTCGTTGTCAGGATGGGCCATTGGTGCTCTTTTGTCGCCAGGACGGTCCGGCCGTCGCTGAATTCGACCTCAAGAAGCTCTTGGCGTCCGAACGACTTGAACATGGCCGGGCGGTACACTCCGTCCCTGGAAAGGACGTCCGCGGTTTTCCCCGCCAGGTCGCGGAGTCGGAACACCCCATCCCTGGTTATGGCCCTCACGTCACCGTGGAAGCAATAATAGTCCAGCCCGGCCTCCTCGAGGCGCGTTCGAATCGAGAGGTCGACTTCCAGGATCCGTGTCCAGCGGTCCCTCAGATCGCCGTCTTTCGTGTCGTAGATGAAGTCCGTGATGGGGAACTGAGCCAGCTTGTAGACCGTCGCGGAGATGATCTCGTCGGAGAAGGCGTAGAGCTGGCAAAATTTAAAGAGATCCTTGAGACGCGGAGGGATGAATAAGCTCGCGATGTCAAAGAAAAGTTATTCCATCGCTCGAAGCCCCCCCTCTATGCGAGGAGGGGCCTCGTACTTGGCGACGGATAGCGAAGTCCCGCTTTCAGGCCAGTGTCTGCGGCCCTCGGATCCGCGAGTGGATCAGCCATTGTTCACCTCGCGGCCGGCGGGACAACGCATCCGTCGCTTAGCGCGCACCTCGTTAGATGGCGACATATACGTGCCCATGTGCAATCCGCCATATCGTGGACTGAGTCACGCCGAATTCTCCTGCCATCTGGAGCTGGGTGGCGTTCCTGCCCCAATAGCGTCTCCGGATTTCGGCGGCCTGCTTGTTGGTGAACTTCGCCTTCGTTCCCTCCTCGCCGCGCAGGATGCGGCCGTTGAACTGAATAAATTTCGAGCGGCCCTTAGAGATCATGTCCTGGGTATTATCCTTCATCGTTCCAAGTCGGAGGTGTTCGGGGTTTACGCATTTTGGGTTATCGCACTTGTGAAGAATGCACATCCCTTTCTTGACGGGGCCGTAATGGATCAGGTACGAGAACCTGTGCGGAAGAAGGCATTGGCCGAGCACGCGGAACTGTCCGTAGTTTCTGTTGTTGCGGCAACCACCCCAAACCCAGCACGAGGGTCCCCTCTCGACCTTGGCCCAGAACCTCTCCAGATCCGACGGAGACGGTTTCCCGGAGAGTTCGCGGCCCGCGGACTGCCATCTCCTTGGAGGCTTAGTGCCGCGCTTCTTCCAATAATCCTTCAGGTTGTCCGACGGCGTCCCCAAGAACAAGTGAGAGGGCCGCACGCAGGAGGGGTTGTCGCACTTGTGGCAGACGTCCATTCCCTTGGGGATGCGGCTTCTGTGAAGCTCGAACGAAAAGCGATGGGGCGCCACGAATCCGCCCCCAGCCGAGAAGATTCCGTATCGCTTATTCCCATCCCTCGCCCCAGTCCAGATCCAGCAGGTTTTTGTCTTTCGGACCTTCACCCAAAACCTTTCCTCGGGCGTCATGTGGGTCCGATCGCCAGCCACGATCAAGGCGAGGTGTTTCGGGTTAACGCAGAGGCGGTTTCCGCAGGTCCACCACAGGGTCTTTCCGGCCGGGATCTCGCGTCCGGCCAACAGCCACGACGTTCGGTGTGCCGAGACCGGACTTCCGTGTTGGCCCTGGATCACTCCGTATCCGCCGGAGACCGCGCCTTTCCAGGGCCAGCAGCCGTCCGTCTTGCGGACTTTCTCCCAGAATCGCTCCAGGAAAGGCTTGTACTGGTTCGGGTAGGCCAAAGAGTTCTCTCCTCGCCTCTAGGGCCATAAGGCCCGACTTTTTACTTGGGCCCCGGCGGAGTTCTATTTAGAAGAAGCCAAGATTTCCCTTCCCGGCCCGAGGTCCTCACCAATGAGTATATCTCATGGGGGCCGGCATGGAAAGTGATTTTGTCCGGATTCGCCGAAACGACGTCGATCGCCCTGCGGTCGGCCACCTCAACTCCGCCGGCCCCGTAGCCCTTCAGAATCACCCCCGACCAGTCCATGTACGAGATCGAGTGGGTGGGTTGCCGGATCGCGAGCACTTTTTCGCCCGGTTTCGGCCACTTCCGGAGCGCCCAGGAGTGGGCGTGGCCTTCCAGGGGGTCTCCGACTCTCAAGTCGAGGTGCAGGCCGGCCCTAGAAGCCTCATGTTTTTGGACGGACAGCTCCCACTTCTCGGGTTTCGGGATCAGGCGGATGGGGTGGGTCACCTTCTTCTGGGGGATCCCTATGATCTCCTCGCCCTTGGAGGCGTAGGGTTTGCCTTTGACCGGGTATTCGGGCACGTCATCGTCCCATCGGCATTTCCATGGGCCCGCGGGACTTTAGGATTCTCTTCCAGAGCTCGGGATCTCCGGCCGACCTGAGTTTGGCCTGCAAGGGAGCCACCAAGGAGGTGCTGATGATGTTGAGCCGAGAGGCGTTCTTCTTGAGTTCTTCGACGAATCCCCTGACGAAAGGGCTCACCCTATTCCTCGTGCTTCTTCTTCATGAGGTAGGCCGCGCCGAGGGCGCCCGCGCCGCCCGCGGCGGCGAGACCCTTCCAGCCGAAGCCCTTCTTGGCCACTTCCGCGGCGGCCTCGGCCGCCGGCTTCGCCCCAAAGAGGGGTTTCCCGCCCTGGAGGGCGCGGAGGCCCTTGACGGTGCCTAGCCCAGCCAGGAGTCCTGCTCCGGCAACCCCGGCCGCGAGCGCCGGATGAGCCATTGCCATTGCCGGGACGGCGGCGAGCGTGTCCCAGATGCCCTGCTTCTGGAATTCGTCCTGGACGCCCTTCCAGAAGGGGTGCAGTTCCTGGCTCATCAGAAGCTCCTCACGTATTCCTGGATCGCGGCCATTTTGGCGAGGTGGACCCCCGTAGGGGTCTCCGCGTAGAGACCCTCCGGGGAGCCCTTGGATTCCTCCCAGCGGCGCCGGATGTCGTCCTTCAGGTGCTGTCCCACCACGGGGCGGCAGAGCTCGTCCAGGTGCCCCTGGGCGACGTCCAGGGGCTCCGGCAGGACCACTAGGCCGTCCTGGTAGGCGACCACCGCGATGTACCGCAGGACCTCCCCGGAGAACTCCGCCTTGCGGATCTTCGAGGCCTCCTCCAGGGCGTTGGCAATCATCGCCGGGGAGGGGTTCTGGTACTGGTCGAAGAGCGGCGCGTGCCCGTTCAGGGCCATCACGATCTTCTCGAACGCCAGGTGGTCCCTCCAGAAGGCGTTCGTCACGAGGAGGGACTTCGCGGCCTGGATCTTGTCCCTGAAGGGAGCCGCCAGGGTTGCGCCGGTGGTCCTCTTGAGCTCCGACCAGAGGGTCTCCGGCTCCCAGGAGATCCAGTGGGGACCGAGCTTCGCGGTGATCGCCCTGAGGAGGTCGATGGGCTTGGCGTCCAGCTTCACGGACTCCGGCTGGGCCGACTTCTCGCCGTTCCCCGAGAAGAAGATCTCGGAGACGGCGTCGGTGAACCCCAGGTCAGACGGCTTCGGAGGTGGCGTTGTCACGGGCCTGCTCGATGTGGGCCTTGACGAACCGGCGGCTGGCGTTCGGCAGGCCCCAGATCGCGTCGGGGTCCTTTTTCGCCTTGGCGGCGAAGTCCTTCCCGAACATCTTCTCAAGGAGGTCGCCGCTCGAGGAGACGAAGGCCTTGACCTCGTCCTTCGTCGGGAGACTGTCCGGGTGCCCGACGGGGCAGGCTGACATGGCGACCTTCTCCATGAGGACGCCGTAGGGCTCGAGGTCCCGGTCCCACCGGGACGTGAGGTCGAACTGGCGGTCGAAGGTCTCGAGGAGCTGGACGATCTCTTTCGGTTCGAACGTCGCGCGCTTCTCGATGAGCTCGTCGAGGAGGCCCACGGCCTCGGGGTGGTCGGGGACGAGACGCTTCCTCTGGGCGCACTGCATGAAGAGGGCTTCCTGGTCCACCACGGGGTCCTTGAGGGCGAAGGGCCGGAGGTCCTCGTGGACCTCGAAGCCGAACTTCTCCGCGGCCGGGGCCATCGCGTCGGCGAGCTTCTTCTTCTCCTCGCGGCTGTACTGCTCGCGGTGGGCGACGTACTCCTGCTGGAGGTGCCCCAGGACGTCCTCGGAGCCGGCCGTGGACTCGGCGATCTTGTCCAGGCGGACGTAGTTGCCTTCCAGGGTCGCGTCGACGGCGTACTTCTCGACCGCGGGGAGGGCTTTCATCCCGAAGAGGGTCGACGCCTCCTTGATCTTGGTCGCGGCGGCGACTTTCGCCTCCGGGGGGAGCTTCTCGTGGGTCAGCTCGAAGTAGACGTTGGCCAGGACCGTGTTGGGGAGGTCGTTGACGGGGTACTTCCGGATGGCCTCGCCCTTCTTGGTCAGGAAGACCACCCCGAACTGGGAGTCTTCCAGGACGGGGATGACCGTGGGGTCGCCGATGGGAAGGTGGGCAACCTTCGCGAAGTAGGGGGACGCCGCCAGGGCCTTGAAGCCCAGGTCGTCCACGAAATCCAGCGTCTTTCCGCCAAGGCTAAACATGGCGTTATTCTACCTGATGAGGGCCTCCTCGTTCACCCGATCCTACCGGCTCATTATGCCCCTTTCCAGGTATAAGAACCATGTTCTGGAGCCCAATGTTTCAGTGTCGACCTTTTGGCGGCCTCTGGCGCTGTTTCTGCCCGCCAGCAGGCCTACCCGTCAGGGGATGGCAGAAGGAAAGGAGGGCTGTATCTACGATCCCGACGCCGAGTACGAAAGACTGCTCGGCAGGTAAGGTCGAAGGGCTCGTTTCTAGGACCCCCATTTTCATGGAGGCCTTATGTCTCAAGGCAAGGTTACTCCCACTTTTGCCGAGTACTTCCGTACTCGGCAGTCGGCCGCGTGCGTCTTCTGCGGCCGGCGCCCGGAAGAGGGGAAGAACGGCGAGTTCTTCCCGACCTGCCGGCCCTGCCACCGGCAGGAGCTGGACGCCCTGGCGCAGTTCGCCCAGGGCCACCTGACGTTCGGGCA